CAATACATATAAGCGAAGTTGAAGTCACTGTGGCGAAGAGTAGTGCCTTTTGTATATACAGTTGAACCTACAATAAGCTGAGTGGCCGATAAAGCTGTTGTACCAATAACAACACCATTCCATCTCCAAACAAGTTCGTTATTAGAAAGTGTATCCTCTAAAACATGGTATCTTGGGGCGGTTTGTTTCGCGTAATAAGTTTCATCTATCTCTCCTCCAGCCTTAAATAGTTGGTCGCCAGTAGTATTAGCTCCAACTCTAAAACTAAACTCCTGAGCATCTACAACTTTAAAGTACAAGGTAACGCTCTCGCTATTATAAAGTTGCGTTACACTTGGCCATGCACTTCCATCTACTTTAGTGGCGCCCACTACATTTCTTATATTCTTACTATAATTTCTGGTTAGTACAAAGCGTACAATTTCACCCGCTTTTAGGGGTCTTCCTAAAGGCTCTGAGACCCCGTTTCTGAATACTGTTAGGTCATCATTAGTTTTTCTGTCGTGGTAAATACTTCCATCAATTGCAAGATTCACTGCTGTCTCAGGAGTCTGTCCACCAAAATACTCTTCGCTCAAATACTTACTAAAATTAGATACTGGTATGGAGGTTTTTAAAGTAACATCAGCAGTTTCAGTAAGCTCTATCTCCTGATAAGTTGTACCATCTCCAGCATTAAGGTCCGCTGAAAGAGTTTTGGTTATATTATACACACGAGAGGATGTCGCTGCTGCAATTTGCGCTATGGCTGTTTCTGTAAAGCCAATCTGCGAATCAAAATATACTACCCCGTCTGGATCTGATAATTGAATGTTCTTTGCCCGAACTAAGCCCTCTTTTGTAACACTAAAAGGGGCTTGTGCAGGGCTTTCTGCTCCGGCATATATTCTATACGTAAGATTGGCGCCGTCCAAAGCAGCATAGGAGTCATCTACAATAATATCATTTTCTTTTGTATATACTGCTATTTTTGTACCTGCGTTTATATTACCGCCTGTTATAGTATTTTGCGCTATTTCCGTATGAGTAACTGCACCATCTTGTATGTTATCGGCAATGATTGTTTGCTCAGCTACTTCTGTAGAAGTTATGCTACTTTCTTGTAATGTTTGTGAGCCTTCATTAATACTTGCATTAACACTTACTAAGGGAACTACAAAGTATCCATCTTCCGTTCTGTATACGCGGGCTATAATAGTATCATTTACATAATCTACAAATATATTTGTTGTTTGGAATCCTTGAGATGCATACGCTGCTGGAATAGCCTTATCAATCCTCAGCTCAGTGTCGCTCTCAATATACGTAACTCTACATATATCGTACTCGTTGACACCTTTGAATACTTCTCCAACCTTACATTGTGTAGTAAACGTGGTTCCAACTCCTACAATTTTAGAGCTGTATGCAGCTTTTGTGATAGTGCCGGTCTTAGTTGAAAGACCCGAAGTCTCACTACCTGTATAAGAGTCAAACCAATAATGATCGGCATAATCAGTATTATACTTCATTAGTTTTAATCGATTGGCTGCCACGCCACCATCTGCGTCCATCATAATGTACGCGTGCTCTGATATAAACTCTCCTGAAGATGCTTGTCCGATTTGCGTAACTTCTGGCAGAGCCGTACAGTAAAGTTGCCAATTTGATAAAACATTCTCGGTACTTCTAAATACTGCCGCTGATTTATTGGCGGGTTCAATTACGTAGTTGAATCCGTTACCCTCACTACCCAGCCTGAAAACGCCACTTGAGTTTATAGATAAACCTACATTACTGCTTCCGCCGTAAGGCATACCAAGAGGATATCGCGTACTACTTACGTTAAATCTATCAAGTACTGTTACAGGTATTCTACTGCCTATAGAGAGATTATTTATACTATTTACAGTACGTACTGTAATAGTATAGCTACCATCGTCAACTTCACTAAGGGAATAACTATTTATAGAGGGCAAAACTCGAATAGGTGTGACATGCCCGGGTATATTATGTTGTATTTCATAGGCTGCAATAAACTCATACTCTGCTCCTACAGTTTCTCCTTCTGGTGCAAGCCAGCGTATCTCTAACTCTTCTCCAGGGGTTTGCTTAGAGCTATTGAATACCACATGCACATCCCTTGGGGGTGGTACAATATCGGTAGGTCGTACTGACGGAAGTACTGTATCTTCTACATAAGCATTGAAATCGTTCTCTATAGAGTCGAACTTTTCATTATAGTGCTCTACTGCAGTAATATCGTATTTGGTATCAGAAGATTGAGAGATTGATAAAACTTTATATTGTTTAGGTGACCCCGCAAATACAAAGCCTTCTGAGTCCTTTTCTTGTACTACCCATATAGTGCTTGATGAAGGGGCAGCTGTAAAAGCGTGTACCGGTGCAATAGATATAGTAGTAACATTGCTGGACGGTACAGTATTATTTATTGGGGCTGTCTCAACACGGGTATATTCTGTCCAGCTCAATGTTACTGGATTTCCTGAGTCATCTACAGTATTATAAGATGCATCTTCTGTTACGATGCTGGGTAATAGCTCTCCACGACTATAATTAACACTATTAATAGTTGCCGTTTCTTGAGCTAAGAAAGCGCCTGGCTCGACGATTAATACACTTACGTCATAAGTTCTACCGCTTACTAAATTAATAGGGGAATCAAGGGTAAAGCTCGTTGTACTTGGTGTTGTAGAAGAGCTTACTCGACCACTAAACCTTACCGCATTTCTATCGGCATCTTGAACATTTACTATATCTCCTGGAGCTATAAAGGCAGCATTAATTGAGGTAGAGAAAGATACAAGCTCTGTCTGATTAATTGCCGTCCAAAGCTTCCAACGACCATAACGAAGAGCTTGACCTTCTGAAGTACAGCCAAAAGCAACCGCAGTCTGTGGTATAACTCTACCAGTTTCAATAATATTTAACTTATCTTCGACTAATAACGGAGATAATGCATAGTTATCATCTGGATTATTCCAACTAACAATAACCTGGTTGGCTCTGGTCTTACTACCAGTTCCTTCGTAGGAAAAAGCCCCGTCTAAAACGTTTGATTTTGAGAAGTTATATATCGGATCTTTAGCTTGGTCTACTACGGGAAATACCTGCCCGTCCATCCAATAGACCATACTTCTGAATATTGTAGACACATCTTTGATTACTTTGTAAGCGTCTGAAGCTTTTGTTAAGTACAAATTAGCAGTAAATCGAGGTTCCAGCCCTCCCTTACCATCAGGAACAAGATCATCACAGTATCTTGCGATCCTGTAAAGAGCAAACTTATCTATTTGCGTAGTTTCCAAAAATGCGCCCAGACCATAACGATTGTTTGCTAATATATCATAGAACACCCACGCAGGGTTATTTGTATAAACCTTGTCAGATCTAAATGCGCCATCCCAGTTTTGGTAACTTGTTTCAATAGAGCCTGTGGTAGTGTTTCTATTGTAGTTTGCTACACCGCCTGCCTCTTCCCTTGTTACATAGTTTGAAGGTACTTCGACAAGTAGGCCTCTTGCATGATATGTGCGAACAGGTACCGACTGGAACTGCTTTGAATTAAATGTTATTTTTGCAAGTGCAGTGAGTGGATAGTTAAGAACCTCTTTAATAACAGTAGTTACGCTATTAATGGAGGCTGTGGCAACGTTATTTTTACCGGCACGCTTTCCAGCAGCATCATAGCTGTCACCATCATGCGCGCTTATTCTTGAAATTATTATTTTGAAGTCGTCATAAGGCTTAAACTGTTCAAGACCTATTACTTCTTGAAAAGTTACTGCATTATTGCTACTGCTTGTATGCACTCTCTGTGCCTGTAGCACAACAGGGTCTGAAAAGTCTGCCGCTCCTGGCAATTTAACTGCGGCGGATATTTTATAAAAAGCCCAATTTTGCTTTCTTGCCC